TCTGAAGGTTCAGATTTTAGTGGAGCTTTAGAAATGATTTATAATCCTATTGGTTATGGTGTATATGCTTTACCTAATGTGTATGATAAAAATAGTCAAGGTAAACAAAAGACTGTATTCTTTTTTGGTTCTTATCTAAATAGAAAAGGGTGTTATAATAAGGATGGAGTATCTGATGTTATATTAGCTTTAACTAGAGAGTTTGAAGCTAGGTTTAAAGTTAAATATAATAGTAGTGACTCAATGGCTTTAACTAGAAAAAAAGCAGAGCAAGCTATTACTATTCAAGAAGCTGTAATGAAAAGAGAGGGAACTATTTATCCAGTAGCTGACCTTACAGATAGATTAAATGAATTAGATTTTAATCCTAAAAGTTATGATGATATCTTAGTAGGACTCATCTCTTTAGATAAGGATGCTGTAGTTAGATTTAAACCTAGTAGTGAAGTTAAACCTATTAGAGAATTCCCACATAAAGATAATAAATTAGAAGGATGTATTGAGATACATGCATTACCAGTAATGGATTCTAATAATAAAGTTTATAGAGGTAGATATATTGCAGGTATTGACCCTTATGATGATGATGCTTCAGGTACTTTATCTTTAGGTTCTTTATATATTTTAGATTTATATACTGATAAAATTGTATTTGAATATACAGGTAGACCTATGTTTGCTAATGATTTTTATGAGATTTGTAGAAGAGCTTTATTAATGTATAATGCTGAGTGTAACTATGAAAATAATAAGAAAGGTTTATTTACTTATTTTTCTACTCATAATTGTACTTACTTATTATCAGATAATCTTGAGTTTTTAAAAGATAAAGCTTCTACTAAGGTTGAAGCAAACTATGGAAATAAAGCTAAAGGTACTATATCATCTGCTCCTATTAAAGCTTATGGTAGGAGAGCAATTAAAGAATGGTTATTAAAACCTTATACTGTTACTAAAGTTATTGATAAAGAAGAAGTAGATGTAAAAGTACCTTTTCTTACTCAACTTAACTCAAGAGCACTTATCAAGGAATTAATACTATGGAATCCTGATGGTAACTTTGATAGACATGATGCTTTAGCTATGCTTATGTTAATAAGAGAAGATAAGTTAAGGTTATTTGGTACTAATACTCCTTCAGAATCTTTAGGTAAAGAGAGAGGAAGTGAATTAGCAGATGACCCATTTTTTACAAATAACTATAAACCTTATAAAGAAGATACTTTTACTAAGAATTACAAGGCATTAGGACTACATTTAGATAATAATCAAGAGTAAATTTAGTAATAAACTATACCTAAATACATTAGTTTTTTAATTATCTTATTGTATATATCATAAAATTTACATATCTTTGTATTTTAAAATTTAAAAAAATATGTTTCAAAATAATTTACCTCCACAACAAATATCCTTCTTAAGAAAAAATAAAGAATGGAGAAAGAAACATTTAGACTGGGCAGACCACAGAACATTTGCTACTGATAGTTTAGTAAGAAACTCTGTTATACATAAAAGAATCAATTATGATTTACTTAATGGTAAACTTAATGTAGATGATATGAATCAAGTATTAAATCCTGACTCTATACAAGCAGGATTTATACCTGAACATATTACTCATTATCCTATTATGAATGCTAAATTAAATGTTCTTAGAGGTGAAGAATCTAAAAGAAGATTTGATTTCAGAATGATAGTAACCAATCCAAATGCTATATCTGAGATAGAAGATAAAAAGAAAGAATTATTATTTGCTGATGTAAAAAAGTTAGTATCTAAGAATGGCTTATCAGATGACCAGTTTAATGGTGAACTAGATAAAATAAATGACTATTATAGTTATGAGTATCAAGATATTAGAGAGATTAGAGCTAATGCTTTAATACAACATTATACTAAAGAATTAGAAATTCCTACTACATTTAACGCAGGTTTTGTAGACGCTATGAGTGTTGGTGAAGAAATTTATCAATCTGATATAGTATCAGGAGAACCAACCTTTCAAAGAATTAATCCATTAAAAATAAGAATATTTAGGTCAGGATTCTCTAATAGAATAGAAGATGCTGATATTATTGTGCTTGAAGATTTTTGGAGTCCTGGTAGAATCATTGATAATTATTATGATGCATTATCTCCAGCAGATATGGATTATATTGAGCATTTACCTCAAGCTGCTTATGCAGACCAAATGGGTAATATAGATGAAAGAAGAGCCTTTATTAATGTTAATGATTTAAGTGGTACTACAGAAGAAGGTGTAGTAATTGATAGTTATGCATTATTTACAGGACCCTCAGCTACTAATAATTACTATGATAATAGTGGTAATATTAAAGTACTTAGAGTATATTGGAAGTCTAAAAGAAAAATTAAAAAAGTAAAATTCTATGACCCTGAAACAGGTGAACCTGATTTTAAATTTTATCCTGAAACTTATACAATAGATAAAGATAAAGGAGAAGAAGAAAGTATTTATTGGATTAATGAAGCTTGGGAAGGTACTAAAATAGGACAACATATTTATTTGAATATGAGACCTAGATTAGTTCAGTATAATAGATTAAGTAATCCATCAAGATGTCACTTTGGAATAGTAGGAACATTATATAATTTAAATGATTCTAGACCATTCTCAATGGTTGATATGATGAAACCTTATAATTATATGTATGATGCTACTCATGATAGATTAAATAAAGCAATTGCTTCTAACTGGGGTAAAATACTTGAGTTAGATTTAGCATTAGTTCCTAAAGGATGGGATGTTGAGAAATGGTTATACTATGCTAAAATTAATCATATAGCTATTAAAGATAGTTTTAAAGAGGGTAATATTGGAATAGCTACAGGTAAGTTAGCAGGGTCAATGAATAATGCTTCTAAGGGAGTAATTGATGCTGAAACAGGTTCTTATATTCAACAACATATAAATCTACTTGAGTTTATTAAAATGGAAATGGCTGAAGTAGCAGGTATTTCTAAACAAAGAGAGGGACAAATAAGTAATAGAGAAACAGTTGGAGGAGTTGAAAGGTCTAATTTACAATCATCACACATAACTGAATGGTTATTCTTACAACATGATAATACTAAAAAAAGAAGTTTAGAGTGCTTTATAGAAACAGCTAAAGTAGCTATGAAAGGTAGAAGTAAGAAATTTCAATATATCTTACCTGATGCTTCTTATAGATTAATGGATATTGATGGTGATGAATTTGCTGAATGTGATTATGGTTGTGTTATAGATAATTCTAATGGTACAGCTGAATTAGCTTCTAAGTTAGATACATTAGCTCAAGCAGCATTACAGAATCAAACACTTGACTTCTCTACTATTATGAAGATATATACTACTACTTCATTAGCTGAGACTCAAAGAATTGTAGAAAAGAATGAACAAGCTATGCAAGAAAATAAACAAAAATCTGAGCAAGCTCAACAACAACATGAACAATCTATTGAGCAAATGAAGCAACAAAATATTATTAATAGTAATCAATTATTAGATTCAACGAATCAAAGAGATAATGAAACTAAAATAACAGTTGCTACTATAACTGCTAATGCTAAGAGTCAACAACAACAAACCCAAGAGGAAGATACTCAAGAATATGACCCAGTTGCACAAGCTAAATTGTTTGAAGATATGAAACAATTTAGTTTAGAACATGGATTAAAAATTGATGATTTACAATTTAAGAAGAAAGTTCATGCTGATAATATGGATATTAAAAAGCAAGACATTGCTATTAAGAGACAGAATGCTAATAAGAAAACTACTAAATAATAAATATAATGATTATAATTTTAAATTTAATTAAAGATTTTATATTAAAACATAAGAAAGTTTTAATAAGTACTATAGGTATATTAATAACTTTATTAACTATAGTAATAATGAAGTCTACTATTAATAAACTTGAGAAAGATTTAAATGCTTCTGTTATTAATAATAAGGCATATAGTAATGAAAACTCAACTCTTAAGAATAATACAAGAGTTTTCTTATTAACTATAGACCAATTAAATGATAGCAAAGATTCTTTAAATGTTTCTTTGAATGATACTAAGAAAGCTCTAAAAATTAAAGATAAAAATTTAATTGCTATGCAGAGTATTAAAGACCATTTTACTAAGAAAGATACTACTATTTTAAGAGATACTACTTTTGTTAAAGGTTTAGATATAGATACTATAATTGGAGATAAATTTTATACTCTTAATTTAAGATTACAATATCCTAATATCATAACTGACTCTATATCAATTGTAAATACTAAACAGATTTTTATATCAAGACAAAAAGAAACTATTGACCCTCCTAAAAAATTCTTTTTATTAAG